AGAGCCGCCCTGCCTGACAGGGCGGCCTTGTTTGAATATGGAGGAAAACATGGCTGAAATCATGAAAGAACAGGCGCAGGAAGCGTCTGTGCTGGACGCCCTGCTGGGCGCAACCGTTCCTAATGTGGAAAAGGATCTCCCTACGGCGCGCTATAAGGTGGATCGCCTGAGTCAGGCGGCGGGCCGGGATGTGGTATTCACCCTCCGGGCGCTGCCCTACGGCAAGGTCCATGATCTGGAGCGTTTCAATCAGGACGCAGACATCCACATCCTGTTGGCCGGATGCGTGGAGCCGGATCTGAAGGATCCCCGGCTGCTGGAGAAGTTCGGCGGAGCCACGCCGGCCGACGTGGTCAAGCGGATGCTGCTGGCCGGTGAGATCGCGGATCTGAGCGCCGTGGTGGAACGGCTCAGCGGGTACCGGCGCGCTACCATTACTGAGGTAAAAAACGGCTAAGGGACGGCACAGATCCGGAGTTGGGTCTGCTGTACTATCTGTTTTCCACCCACCACTGGGGCCTTGCGGATCTGCGGGCGCTGTGGGAAGGCGGGACAGGCTGGCATGATCTGGTTCTGGCTATGTCGTCCTACGAGGTGAATGATCGGGCAGAGGCGGCGCGGGCAGCTCGGAGGGGCGGTCCGATTCGGACCACAAGACGAAAAAAATAAGCCCCTCCGGGGCGGAGGAGCTTAGGAACGTATTAGAGAAACCCAACGATGAGGAAAACCATTGCAAGGCCCATAAAAACCATACATTTGTAAAAATTTTGATCCAACTGCTCAGAAGGCTTGACGCCGGAGAGGTATTCAAATTTATGCTCAGCAAACCAGCGGAAAGCGTAAACAAGCCCGGATATGGCAAGGAGCAGGCCGAGAATAAGCATTTTCATCACCTCAAGATCATTATAGCATTTCCCATTAAACTGTCAAGAGAGGAGGCGCTTTATGCCAGACGTTTCTATCGCGATCAAGGCCACAGACAGGTTTTCCGACGCAATGAAAACCATGAAGGATTCCGCTGATAAATTCGATAAGAGCATCGTCGGGATGCAGTCGAGACTAAATTCTCTGAATCGAAACAAGGCGACGCTGAAGGTGGATACTGACCGGGCGCGCACAGAGCTGCGAAGCGCCGAAAAGCATTTCGCGGCGACTGGTGACGCGATCAGTAAACTGGCCTTGCAGGAAAAGCAGCTTACCTTTGAGAACGCCCGGCGGAACCTATCCTTGGTTTCCAAGGAGGCCGCCAACGTCGAAAAGCAGATGCTGAAAGCAGGGAATGCCCTTAGCAAGGCCGAAAATACGGCTGGAAATAAGAGTTTCAGTGTAGACCTTATCAAAGCCTTGGCGATCGGCGGTATAGGAGATTCCGCCAAGCAGGTCCTGTATCAGGGAGCGAACATCCTTGTCGGAAGTATGCTGGGCGATGAAGCCGGGAATATCTTTTCCAACGCGTTATCTACCGCTACGACCGGGGCTTCCGCTGGCTTCATGCTTGGCGGCCCCGTTGGCGCGGCTATTGGCGCGGCAGCGGGCGGGCTTGTTGGAATGGCGTCTGGCAGTGTCCAGAACTGGAGCAAAAAGGACGACGCCTTTAAGGGCTATGTGCAAAACGCCGTGGAGGGGCAGCTGGACGAGCAGACCACCTCTCTGACCTCCGGCAGCGCACTGGCAGCGTCCCGGGAAACCGATCAGATCTCCTTTGCCACCCTCTTCAAGGGTGAGGACAAGGCAAAGCAGTATTTGGCCGATCTGGTGCAGATGGCCAACACCACGCCCTTCCTCTACGATGACCTGACGGCCATGAGCAAGACGCTGGCCACCTACCGCTACGATGAAAACAGCATCCTGCCGGTGCTCCAGACCATCGGTGACACCGGGGCGGCCCTGGGGCATTCCACCAGTGACATGAACGCCGTGGCCACCGCTATCGGCCGGATGAAGTCCAGCAACAAGACCACGCTGGAATATCTCAACATCCTCAATGACCGGGGCATCGGCGCGGTGGGGATGCTGGCAAATGCCTACGGCGTGGATCAAGGCGAGGTATACTCCATGATCTCCAAGGGCCAGATCGCCGGTCAGGACGCGGCCAGGATCATTCTGGACGCTCTCACGGATTCCTTTGCCGGTTCCATGGAGCGCCAGTCCAAGACCTTCAGCGGCATCACCTCCACCATTGAGGGCCTGCGGCAGGAGCTGGATAACGCCATGGGCGAGGGCTACAACGAGACCCGCATGGCAGGGCTTCAGGCAGAGCGGGAATGGCTTGAGGGTGACAGCGGTCAGGAGATGCAGGAGGCATATCAAGCCATCGGCGCATGGAAGGCCTCGCTGGAAAATGCCAAGGAACAGTATATCCGGGACGCCGTCAACGAAGCAATGGGCAGTGACGCCTATAAAACTGCTGAGGCTGAAGGTGACGCCGCAGAGATGGGGCGCATCATCATGAAGGCCAAGATCGACGGCATGAACCAGTATAACGCCAACGAAGGCAAGGACGAGGTGCTGGCGCAGGAGTTGAGCCTGATCGACTCTGTGCGTGAGGACACGTCGCTCAATGATTCGTATTGGGACGCCGGGTACACACTGGGGCAGTCCTTCAGCAAGGGCCGCGCGGCGGGCATGATGGGCAGTGGCAACGGTGAAACCTCCGCCAGCGCCTCACCGTCAAGAATGCTGCAGGGGGTCACGCTGCCGTCCGGCAGCAGCTACGCCGTTGGCATCGACTATGTGCCTTATGATAACTTCCCGGCGCTGCTCCATCAGGGAGAACGGGTCCAGACAGCGGAGGAGGCCCGCAGCGGCGGCAGCGGCACCAGTATCCAGATTGTGATGAACGGCACTGTGATCCGGGAGGACGCAGACGTTGAGCGGGTGGCCTCGGCACTGCTGGAACGGATGGAACTGGCGGGGATGAGGGGGTAACGTATGCAGTTTTGCTTTATTCGTGACAGCGTATCCCTTGTGATGCCGGTAACGCCCGGAAATTATCAGTGGAGCGTCGGCAAGAACATGGAGACCATCAACATCAGCCAGCTGGGTGATGTCTACCGCCCCGGCGGACGGAGCCGGTTCTCCGGCAGCTTCGAGTTCCTCCTCCCTGCTCAGGAATATCCCTGGATGGAGGCATCGGCCAGACCGGATCCTCAGTATTATCTCGACTATCTGACTGCCTGGGCGCGGGATAAGAAAACTGTCCGCATGGTGATCACCGGGACGGAGATCAATGCCCTGGTCTACATTGAGGAGGTCACCCAGCAGGAGAAGGATGGCACCGGAGACCGCTATGCCACCGTGGCCGTCCGGGAATATGAGGATCTGGAGGCGGCGGAGGTGGCAAACCCCAACGTGGGTACCGGCAACAGCGGCCGGGCGCCGTCTGAGGCATCCAGTGACCGTACGCAGAGCTACACCATCGTGCGGGGCGATACCCTGTCGATCATCTGCCGCAGGTACTACGGCAGATCCACCGCTAAGTATTACAACGCTCTGGCCAAGTACAACGGGATCAAAAATCCCCATCTGATCTATCCAGGCCGGACGCTGAAGATCCCGCCGGAGAACGTGCTGCTGGGGGTGTCACCGTGAACATCTATCTGACCCACGGTTCCACCACGCGGGACGTCACCAATATCCTGTCCGCATGGACGTGGAGCGGAGACAAGGCCGCAATCTCCCGGCAGCTATCGGCAGATTTCGCGTATATCGAAGGCAGCAGCCTTCCGGTGCCGGAGGTGGGAGATCTTCTGACCATGGCAGACGGAGAAAAAAAGCTGTTCATCGGCGTGATCCTGCTGCGGACGTTAGGCTCGGAGGACAGCACCCTGTCCTGCACGGCTTATGACTATGGCTATTACCTGCAGCGCAATGACGGTACTTATAAGTTCACCGGTGCCCCGGCGGAGGCCATCACCAGGACGGCCTGCGCTGACCGGGGGATTCCTGTGGCGTCACTGCCGTCAACAGGAATTCCGCTGCGGCGGAAGTTCGCAGCCGTCCGGTTGAGTCAGCTCATCACTACGGCGTGGACCCTTGCCAGCGAGAAAAACGGCAAGTCCTACGCCATCCGCTACACACCGGATGGCCTGCTGGTGAAGGAGCGAAGCGCCAACAGCTCCAGCCTGGTGCTGAAGGCGTCCTCCAACCTGATGGACGCCACCACCAAAGAGGATGCCAGCAAGATGGTCAACAGCGTGGCTATCTACGATTCCAGCGGAAACTTCATCCGGCGTTACGGTGACGCCAGCGCCCAGAAGCTCTACGGAGTGATGGAATCCCACATCACCCAGCGAGAAAACGGTGCTGCCGACGCTGACGCAACGGCTAAGAAGGCACTGGAGGACGGCAGATTTCAGCGGACCGTAACCGTCAATGTTCTGGGCGACCACAGCCTTATCACCGGGGAAACCGTGGTGGTGCGGGAGGCGAAAACCGGGCTGTCCGGCGTGTTCTGGATCGACGCGGACGTCCACACCTGGAAGCGGGGCAACTACTACGCCAAGCTGACGCTGAATTGTCGAAATGTAATGGCGACCGCCAGCGCGGGAAGTGAGGATCTATGAGCGAACATGATGCAAGAGACCCGTTCGTGGGAATCAACCAGCATATCCGTAAAGAGGCACGGGGACAGTATGTGCCCGCCTATGCCATCGGCAAGGTGATCTCCACTTCCCCGCTGGTGATCCGGGCAGACGGCATGGATCTAGATAAGGAAGATCTTCTGGTTCCCGCACATCTGACAAAGGCTGATTGGCCGGTGGTTTCCACGTTGCCATACCGTGTTTTGGAGGGCAGCTATAACCAGACTACGGGTAAAGTGACGGTGATCCGCCCGTCAGAGAAGTTACCTGGTGTGCCCAGCTGGGCAGAAAAGGCGCCACCGGCAGCGCCGGCGCTGGACTGGCTCAAAATTGGAGAAACGGTGCTGCTGATCCGGACGGAGGATGGGCAGACCTATTGTGTTGTAGAGAGGATGGTGCGGCCGGATGAGCCTGTTTCCGCTGATTGATCGCCCGGATGACGGCGTAATCGCGGCAGCGGCCAATTTGCCGCTGTACCGGGAGACTGATTGGAACTTCCAGACCAACGAACCGGTCTGGCGGGGTGGGAACCCCGTTATGGTCACCGGCGCCCGTGCGGTGCTGGTATGGGCGTGGAACGCGCTGCATACGGAGCGCTTCGCCCACGATGTTTTCAGTAGCGATTATGGGCCGGACTTTTCAACACTCCGGGGCAAGCCATACACAGAGGAAGTCCGGCAGGCAGAAGCAATCCGGATCATCCGGGAAACGCTGCTGGTCAATCCGTATATCACAGACGTGACCCAAGTCAGCGCGGAGTTCGCGGATTCCACACTGACGCTCAGATTCAAATTGACAACTATTTACGGGGAGGTGAGTATTGATGGCTGTGACATCACCCTATGACGGTCTGACTCCGGAGGCCATCAAGGCAGAAATGTTAGCGGACCTGCAGGTAAAGGGCGTGGATGTCGATCACCGTGAGGGCTCCTATGCCAACACGCTGGTCAGTGTAGCAGCGTATCAGCTTTATAAGCTCTATCAGCTTTTCCCAAGCCTGCTTTCCATGGCATTTCCGGACGAGGATGCTGGAGAATACATCGATAAGAGCGCAGCCCAGCTAGGCATGACACGGGCGCCCGGCAAGAAGGCGACCGCAACCATCAAGTTTACCGGCACCGATGGAACGGTGATCCCCGCAGGGACGGCGCTCTATGCTCCGGAGAGCGGTTTGCAGTATCTGACAACCGGGGACACCATGATCATCGGCGGGGCGGCAGAGGCCACGGCGGAGGCGGCAGAGATCGGGTCTGACTACAATCTACCGGCCGGCTACATCACATCTATGTACGTTAATGTAGCCGGTGTTGTGACCGTCACCAACTCCACAGCTGCAGCCGGCGGCGTCAACGAGGAAAGCGATGCAGACTTTTACGCTCGGTATCATGACCGGCGGACGCTGCCTATCACATCCGGCAATAAAAATCACTATATTACCTGGGCAACGGAGACCACTGGTGTCAGCTACGCCAACTGCCTCCCGCTTTGGAATGGAAATGGCACGGTGAAGGTAGTGATTGCCGGAGATAACCGCGGCCCGGTTGATGAGGTGATTCGAAGCGCCTGCGCAGCTCACATTGAGGATGAGCGCCCCATCGGCGCCACCGTGACTGTGGTATCCGTAGCAGAGCGAGAGATTCCCGTGACGGCCAAGGTCACCTTGGCATCCGGATATACCACAGAGCAGGTTGGGGATCAGGTGGAGGCAGCCATCAACGAGCTGCTGAAAAAGCAGCCTTTTGGCGAAGAATCTACGATTCCGTTCAGCCGCATGCTGGCCTGTCTGCTGCAGTGCCCCGGTGTTGCTGATTACAGCACATTTACCGTAGACGGCGGTACTGCGGCGATTACGCTGAAGGCGGAGGATGCTGCTGTGGTGGGTACCATCACCGTGACGGCATAAGGGGGCGTACCGGTGTTGAATGTATTGGATAAACTGACCGAGCGTGAGCTGGTACCCGGTTATCATCTGGCCTGCGCCCAGAGCCGAGCGCTGATTGAGACGCTGACGGATGCCAGCTTAGACGCAAAGGCAGCTCTGGAAGATGTGATGGATCAGTTTTTCGTAGAGACCGCGACCTGGGGACTGGATCTGTGGGAGCAGCAGGTCGGAATCGAGACAGATCACAGCCTGAGTCAGGCTGACCGCCGGGCAGCGATTAAGCAGAGTTTGGTTGCCAGCGGTAACACAACAGCGGAGATGGTCCGTCAGCTGGCCGAAGCAATCACTGGATACGAGGCCCGAGTCATCGTCAATCAGGATTACAGCTTTTCGCTGGAATTTCTGGGAGAGAAAAATGAACTGGCCGACATTAACGTGGAG